TTGGGCCAGCGTATCGCGCGCGGAACCAACGCCGCGTTCACCACGGGTGACGGTTCTTCCAAGCCGACCGGTGTTGTTTACGCATCAGCCGCCGGTAAGACGGCCGCCAGTGCCACCGCAATCACCGCCGCCGAATTGTTGGATTTGATGTACAGCGTTGATCCCGCTTACCGCAATTCAGCAAATGCCGCGTTTATGATGAAGGATTCAACCCTTTCAGCTGTACGCAAATTGGGCATCGGTTCCGCTAACGATTACCCCGTGTTCATGCCCGGAACGGCCGTTGGCCAACCCGACATGTTGTTCGGAAAACCCGTTTATGTGAACAACGACATGGCCGCCATCGCGACCGGAAACAAGTCCGTTGTATTTGGTGATTTCAGCAAATACGTTGTCCGTGTTGCCGGACCTTTGCAATTCTTGCGTCAGGACGAATTGTACGCCGCATCTTTGGTCGTAGGATTCACCGCGTTCAAGCGCGTTGACGCTGGTTTGTTGCAAAGCAACGCCATCAAACACCTGGTTCAAGCGTAATGATTACGGTTGAATTTTTGCAATCGATCGTGGGTGACGGTTTTTCATATCACGCAGGTGATGTGACGACCGTCCCCACGGCGTTTGCCACCGAATGGTTGGCGTTGGGTTATTGCCGCGCCATCGGTGAAAAGGCCGTTGAAAAGAAAGAACGAGCAACGAATACGAAAAGGGAAAAACGATAAAAATGTCGATTAAAATCATCACCCCGGCGACCGCCGAGCCGATCACGTTGGCCGATGCGAAATTGTTTTTGCGCGTTGATTCCAACGCCGAAGACGCATTGATCACCGCGTTGATTACGGCGTCCCGTCAATTGTGCGAACAATACACGCGCCGGATTTTGATGACCACAACAATCGAAGAATTTTTTGACTATTTTCCACCGTATCGCGTGGGCGAACAAGACATTGTATATTTGTCCCGTGGCCCCGTTCAATCGATTTCGTCCGTGAAGTATTTGGATGGATTGGGCGTTGAACAAACGGTCAATTCGTCCAAATATCGGACGGACATAATTTCAGAACCCGCCCGAATCATTTCAACCGATGGTTGGGCCGATACCGAAGACACCATCAACGCGGTGATCATTCGTTATGTTGTGGGCTATTCATCCGCCACGGACGTTCCCGGACCCATCAAACAAGCGATGTTATTGATCATTGCGGACATGTACGAAAAACGTCAAGACACGATTAAACAATTGCCAACCGCGTCGGAATATCTGATGACCCCGTATCGCGTTTTCACGTTCTAACAATGGACATCAAAGACATCGGACAATTGGACCGCCGTATCACGTTGCGGACGCCGACGGAAACAACCGACGCATTTGGGCAATCGGTCCGCGTTTATGCGGACAATGGCCAGGTGTGGGCGGCCGTAAATTTTGCGCCCGGCGATGAAGGTGAAGTTTCCGACCGATTAGAAGCCGTGAAAAACGTTTCATTCGTGATCCGTTACAACACGAATTTCAATGAAAAATGTCAAATCGTTTGGGACAACCAAACGTTTGAAATTGAAAACGTTTTGCCCGTTGAGCGCAAACGTTGGATGTTGATCAAAACCCGTTTGATTTTCTAAAATGCCCGGACGTCTTACAATGTACATCGGTGAACGCGACCGCGCACGGGCCAGGGGCCGCGGCGTTGCGCGTTCGTCCCGCGGTGGAACCAATTCCACGCCAGGCGTTGCGTTGTCCGTTGAGGGCGTCGAAGAAGTTTTGAAAAACATCAAAAAATTTGATGAAGCGTTGCGTATGCGTGTGATGCGAACCGCCGGTCGCCGCGCCGCAAAACCAATGATTCAATCCTACCGGGACGAAATCAAAAATTTGTCGGACGCACCGTTCACCGTTTATCGTGACGGCAAGGTGTATGCCCAAGTCCGCCCCGGCCAATTGCGGGATTCAATCGCGGCGATGTTTTTCAAGTCAAAGAAAAAAGACATGTTGTTGACCGTAATTGGCCCGCGTGTCAAAGGTGCGTTCCGAAACCCAAATAAGGGCGGTTGGTACGCGCATTTCGTGAATTACGGATATTTGTCCGATGGAAAATATCGCGGTGAAAACTTGGGATTCGCCGACCGCGCACGGATGAAAGCCGCGCCGGCCGTCAACGCTGAATTCAAATTGGCGTTTTTTCAAGAAGCACAAAAGTATTTGAACCAACTCCGTTCACGCGGAATGAAAGTTTGACAAATGATTGGCAAAGTAGTCAAATACAAATTCGACAACAACGCGACATTGAACGGCATTTTTGCCGGTCGTGTTTACCCATTCATCGCGGCACAGGGCGTGTTGATTGCGCCGTACGCGGTATATGAAATTGTCCGCACAAATCCAAACGGATCAAAGGACAACGATTCCGAAATCGACGAAACGTTGGTTCGGATTACAATGGTTTCAACAAAATACAGCGACATTCAAAACGCTGTTGAAGGTGTCCGGGCTACCTTTCCCAGAAAGTCCGGTCCCGTGGCAGGGGTACAATATCAATCTTGTTCGTTCGACGATTTTCGCGATATTTATTCCGATAAAGACGAATTTTTCGGCGGGCAAATTGATCTAACTTTTCGGATTCCTAAATCTTGAAACAATGATTGAAGTTAAATTGATAGGCGATTGGGAAATCAAACGCGAACACACCGTGAAAGCGGGGTCCGTGGTTGAAGTCACCAAAGACATCGCCGCCCAATTGGTGAAAGCCAAATTGGTTGAACCTACTAAAAAATAATAAGTCATGCCAGCATCAACAAACGTAATGAACGGAACTGATGTGATCCTTGCAATTTCAACGGACGGCGGAACAACCTATACCACGGTTGGAAAAGCCACGTCCGCGTCTTTGCAAATGAACATGGAAGTTCGCGACGTGACAACCAAAGATTCCGCCGGATGGCGCGAATTGTTGGGTGGTCTGAAATCATGGTCGTTGTCCGGTGAAGGAATGGTAACGTACAATCTAACGTCCAAAGTGGGCTTCGCTGATCTTTTCGGTCACATTGCCGGCCGGACACGATTGTATTTCCGTTTCGGATCAACCGCGACCGATGAAAAGCAATACAAAGGATATGGATATTTGACATCGTTGTCGCAAGACGGCGGTGTTGAGGATAACAATTCCTTTTCGTTTAGCATCGAGGGCGATGGTACTTTGACCCAAGCCACCGCGGCATAAAAGCCAAACCGGGTGTGGGGCGGGTGACCAGCCCCACGCTCACAAATTTATTTTTATGACTGAAATCGTTGTGATTGCCGGGAAAAATTACCCGGTGAAATTTGGGTTCAACGCGTTGCGATTATTTGGCAACGAAACGGGAAAAACGTTGGGCGAAATCATGTCATTGAACAACAACATCGGAATCAACGACGCCATCGCGTTGATGTGGGCCGGATTGAAAGACGGCCACCGGGTTGAAAAAACAGCGTTCACAATGACAATGGACGAAGTTTCCGATTTGCTCGACGCCGACCAATCGGCATTGACAAAGGTGATGGACGTGTTCGCGCGTTCATTCAAACAGGAAACACCCGACGAAGCGGGAAAGTAGGTCGCCCAACCGACGGCGACCCGTTGACGTGGGATAAAATCGAAGCCATCGCGTTGGGCGAAATGGCGATGCCATTGTCGGAATTTTACGACATGACACCGCGGGAATTTGCGAACAAATCGGCCGGTCATTTTGAACGCATTGAACGCGATTTCAAAACGTCGTGGGAACAATCGCGTTGGTTGGCGGCCATTGTGATCAATCCACATTTGAAACGCCCGGTGAAGGCGACCGATTTGGCCGTTTTCCCGTGGGAAAAAACAACGAAAAAAACGAAACAAAAACGGATTCCCACCCGGTTTGAATTGATTAAATTGGCCGAAGATTTGGGTATGTTAACGCCCGAAAAAAACGATTGATAAATGGCGGGTTTAGGTTCGGTCAATTTCAAAATAGGAGCTGATCTGGCGGGTTTCCGGTCGGCGATGCAAAACGTGGAGCGGACTTTGGGCGGGTTGTCGTCCAAATTCAACGCGGTTGGTGGAATGATTGCCGGCGCATTTGCCGTCAATGGAATTCAACAATTCATCACGGAAACGTCACGTTTGGCCGGCCAGGCCGACGGTGTCCGTGTTGCGTTTCAACGCATGGCCCCCGCCGGAATGTTGGACGAATTACGCAAGGCAACGCGCGGAACCGTTTCCGATTTGGAATTGATGCAAAACGCCGTGAAGGCGGGCAACTTTGGAATTCCATTGAAGGAAATGGGAACGTTGTTGCAATTCGCATCACGCCGCGCGCAGGAAACGGGGGATTCCGTTGATTACCTTGTTTCGTCCATTGTCACCGGTATCGGACGGAAATCGCCCATGATTTTGGACAACTTGGGAATTTCCACATCCCGGTTGAAAGCCGAATTCAAAGGGGCCGCCGTCGAAGCCCAATCAATCGCCGATGTGACGGCCGCCGTTTCAAAGATCGCCAAAGAGGAAATGTCAAAGGCGGGAACGGCAACAATCACCGCCGCCGACGCCGCCGCCCAAGTGACGGCGCAAATGAACAATTTGCAGGTCGCCATCGGTGACCGGTTGAATCAATCAATGGGGCCGTTTTTGTCGTCTTTGGGTTCCGTGGTTGGATATTTCACCGATTTGTTTTCAATTCCCCTTTCAAAAAAATACGAAGACGAAGCCGCGGCCGTTGCTGGTTTGACGGTTGAATTGGAATCGGCCGACACGTCTTTGGAACGTCGGAAAG